AAACGTACGCGTATCTTTGAGCAGGGACTGACACCCGGTCGTACGGTTACCAAACCCTTTGTAGAGGCGCGTCCCCGCTGGAAGGACCACGTCAGTCATCTAATTCAAGCAAACATCTTTTTTGGCTTTAAAGGAGATGCTCTCATGGTATGTAATGTCTCAGCAACCGTGTATATTCCTATCGACGCCGTGTTACGGCGGCTTGTGTCTTCAGGAGTACGCCGAGTCCATCCTGAAACTCCAGCGACTCTGTGCACAGTATGGCGTTCAGCTCATGCTCGACACGACCGAGAACGAGTCCCTGGTCCATCGCGCTCGAAACATTTCAGTCGCACGATTCGTGCAAAAGTCAGCCGCAACTCATTTCTTGTTCATCGACGCTGACGTTCAATTCGAGGCTGAGTCTGTCATACGCCTCTTGGCATCAGGTCATGACGTGTCCTGTGCAGTGTACCCCAAGAAGGTGATTATGTGGGACCAAGCTGCGCAGGCTATCGACGCCGGCAAGGATCTCAACAAGGCGGCTGCGGCACTCGTCATGAATTTCAAGTACCAAAATTCCCAAATCGTAAACGGATTCGTCGAGGTGCTCGACGGTCCCACTGGGTTCCTCATGATTAAGCGTGACGTCATCGAACGTATGTATGCACACTATCCGGAACTCAACTGTAAGAATGATCACCAGAATCGCGATTTCGAGGATTACTGTGCCGTATTTGACTGTATGATTGACCCACAGAATCGCCGGTACTTGTCAGAGGATTACGCATTCTGTCGTCGTTGGCAACAGATGGATGGTAAGATTTTTGCAGACGTCACGACGACCCTGGGACACATCGGAAACCTGCGTTTCTACGGCAAATTGGAGGATCGTTTGAATGCGTGCGCGGCGACGAAAGGACTAAAGAGTCCGACCGACTCTTGAGCAAGCATGTACGTCGTATGTGTGACTCGGAATAAATCGATATCCGTGACGACGCTTCATTCGCTCATGACACTTGGTATGCATGGTGCTCAGCGACAAGTTCCTGTCGAGTACATGTTCGTTGAGAGCCTTGACGCGCTGCCCAAATTGGTGAAGTCTGGTGAGCGCATCCTATGGTTTGACTATGGGACCAACCTCGATCAGGAATCTATTCCACGGGTTTTTAACACGATGGAGAAGGATATTCGGGTCGTCGTGTTTCCTTCCGTCGTGGAGGGTGTAGATTGGGACATGTTCCGCAAAAAGACGGTGGAAGGATCAACTGAGCCTATTCATCAACGTGCGCTCACGTTCGATACCGACGTGGCGAAAAAGGTGGTTGGCACGGATTTGTACGACGTTGTCAAGACGTCGGCGCGCGTTTGGGTGATGGATTCGAAACCCATCGACAAGAAGCTCAAGAGCATCCAGAAAAACCTGTCATGTGACTCCTATGAGAATATGTTTGCTCAACTGAAATCAAATAACATACGAGTGGTAGCTCTACCATCTGCGACTGTCATTCGCCACTTTACACACAAGTGCCTAGGAAACATTCTAGAAATACCGGGTGTCATGATGAAACCTTGAAGCCTTTTCACCGCAGGTAAAAGTCCGTCCGACGCCGGCTCCGCGACTTGTCCTTGAAACTGCTTAAAGTTCAGACCCTAGTTATAAACATGTACGAAGATGAAATACGCCAGTATATTCATCGGGTGTGGGAATCCATGGATCCGTCATGGTTTCCCGGACCTCAGCCCATTTCTATAGAGCGAAAACATTTCAAGGTACTCAAGTCTCAACCGTATGTCGTGTGTGAAAAGACGGATGGCGTTCGTCACATGCTTGTATGTTTCGAAGCGTCAGACGAGAAGAAGATTTGTGTACTTGTCGACAGGGCGTTCCACGTCACCTACACAACGCTGACAGTTCCGCGTGAAACTGTACTAGATGGGGAATTGATGGACGGAGTTTTTTACGTTTACGACGCTGTTCGTATCAAGGGTGAAGACCTTCGTAAAATGATGCTGACAGAACGGCTCACGCGCGCTAAGACGGTGGTCAAGTCTATCCTCAAACAGCCAAAGTTGCAGGTGAAGGTGAAGGAGATGTTGCCTCTGAGTGAAGTGAGTAAGATTCAACTTGGTGAAAAGACGGATGGTCTCATCTTCACACCGATTGAGGAGCCGATTCGGACTGGGACACATGAGACTCTGTTCAAATGGAAGCCGAGACATCTCATTACGATTGATTTCATGGTGATGAACGGGAAGGATCTCTGTATCCAGGAACGTGGAGCCCCGCGTAAAGAGGCGGAGTTGAATATGAAGACGCGACCGTATGCCCCAGGAACGATACTCGAGTGCGACTACCAAGAATTGGGGTGGACACCAGTCAAGGAGCGCCCAGACAAGACGCATCCGAACAATCGTCGGACATATGATCGGACAATTGTCAACTTGCGAGAGGACATTAAGCTCGGTGAATTTTATTCTTTGTAATTAAGAAATGTCCGACGTTGCTAAATTTTACATTGTTCCCGCCGCCCTTTATGCCGTAGTCGCCAGCCCCATGACCTACCAGGCGACCAGTAAGGTGTTCGGCAGCTGGGTTGCTACCCAGGATGGCCTTGCCAAGACGGGTGGTTTGATTCTGCACGCCATCGTCTTTATCTTGCTGGCGGCGCTCGCCATGCGTTACTTCCCAAGCAAGCGCTCTGGATACGGCCACGATGTTGGCATGGCTAAGATGAACTAGACGTCATACTCACGCTTTGAAATCTCAGTTCGCTCCGTATCTGAAGGCGGAGGAATCTGATTGTGAAGTGCACGCGTCAGATCATTCACCTCATCCCACGCGATGCGGCACTCAGGCGTATCCTCAAAATTCGTGCACAGGTTCTGGGCGTGTTCAATCGCCTGTTTCAGTTTATACCGAATCTGACCCTTCTTGCGCGAGGGCTGTGCAGTGCACACAACCGGAGACAAGCCGCGGAGCGGCTTGGCGACAAAGACGAGCATCATTTAGTACATAAAAGTCTTGAGGCTTTAGTACACAATGTCAAGAGGATTGCTCAACGTCGGAAACACGTGCTACTTTAATTCGGCAGTACAGTGCCTAGCACATGTTCCAACACTCACGAATCGGTTTCTCCGCGAAGGTCCCTACGACGGACCTTGCGAAGTGACTCGTGCGTATTCTCACCTGGTTCGCCAGATGTGGTCCCGAAAAGAGACGGATCCTCTCGATCCACGTGAACTGATCGATGCGTTCCGATCCAAATGTACAGATTTTACACCTTTGCAACAACACGATGCCCACGAGGCTGTTTTAGCACTCATGGATGCACTCGAAAAGTCCCTCGGACTCGACTATATGAAACCCATCTTTTACGGAAAAGAGGAACAGGTGGTTGTATTTCCCGGTGGAACATCATCACGGACGACAGATTTTTGTTCTCTCTTTGTTGATTCACCGGAGCACCTTCAAAAGTATGACAAGTATCACATTCTAAGTGACTATGTCGACGACTCTGGTAAAAAATACAACGCGGCGGCGATGCAGACGGTCATCCGAGAGACTGGTGATTGCCTGTCTGTCATTTTCACACAAAAGTGTCCAGTTGAAATTGTGCCAGACACGTACCACGGTATGAAGCTCTTTGTGATTGTCGCTCACTGGGGAATGTTCCGTGGAGGACACTATGCCGTCTACGTCAAACACAAGGGTAAGTGGCGGCTCGCGGATGATGACACATCAACGATAGTCGATGCACCCGACGGAAGAACGATGTGCTCGATGGCGTGGTACAAAAAGATCCGGCAAACAAGTCCTTCGGACTTGTCCTAAAAAATACGTGTTGTACCCGTCAGTAGCTGATTCGAGAAGAGATGTTCATTACAAAAAATGGAGTGCTCGGTGTGCTATGAGACTGGACCGTGCCGCAAGTTGTGCTGCGGACACGAATTTTGCTCGGGATGTATAAAGAGCTGGTATCTCAAAGGCACTGGCACTGGGTGTCCCATGTGCCGGCGACCAATATACTTCAGAGGGTTTCACAAGCTGAAGGATCAGTGGAACGAGGATGCGTGTGAGACGCGGTGTTCTGAAATTTTTGAACAATCGATCGAAGACGCTATGGAAAACATGCAAGACATGTTGAATATATGGCCCCAAGAGTTTCACGCTTTTTTCAAGAGAACCACGATGCGAGAGTTGAAAAAGAATGAACTGATGTTTTCATGTTTGAAGGAGGGTGGTTTCGATGCAGAGGAGATTGACTACCTGCTCAACGAGACGGACTTTTACTTTACAAAACCGTTTGGTTGCTACGTTCCCAAGACTCCTCGACGTGAAAAGGTGCCGTATAAGACCGTTATGCATAAAGCCAGGCGTTTCAAGAAGAACAACGTACGATGAATAGTTTAATATGGAGAAACCTTCCTTGTGAAATCATACGCGCAATTTTCTTTTTGTCTGACCCGAGCATAGATACTCGTCTTTATTTTAAGATTCCTCCCGGTAAGCTAAGTGAACAACGTAGTTGGAGACTGTGGTATCTGCTCAAATCTCATGACGGTCTTATTTACAATCTCGAAACACAAACCTTGCACATTTTTAGAATTCCAGGGAGTCATATCATTCGAGGTCCTGTTGAATGTAATATAATAGACGAGTGGATGACTGTTTTTAACGAAACTGGAAAATATCATTCACTTGAGACATATTCCAGGAACGGGGATTATATGTGTACACCATCAGATACCGTATTTTATACAGAGATGCGCGTGCTTTTGAAGGGTTCTGGGATTTAGTCCAAGTCGCGAAGCGAGTTGTTCGCCGGCGTCGGACGGACGACGGACTTTTCACCTGCGGTGAAAAGGCTTTTTACACCATAATCTTGCAAATGTCTGAAATCTTGTAGACGATGTTAAACACCTGGTGTCGATCCGCTGCATTCACTGGCGGGTTCAGAATCTCGAGCTCAATCTGGTACTCGGTCGCCTCCTCGGAATCCTTGTCATCTGCGTCGCCACTCACATCAGACAGGTCAATCGAAAGACCCTTGCGTACAAACGAGTACCGCTTACGCTTCTTGACTCGTGTAAAGTTCTCTTCGGTGTCAGCCTCGCGGTCATACGGCACCTCCGACGAAATGCCCAAGCGTGCATCCACTAGATATCCATCGAGTACCTGGTCCTTCACAAGCAAGCGCTTCTTGACGACGCATGACTCCATCTCATCCGTAACGTCATTCATGACGACACGCTTTCCAGCCGCAGTATCCACGTATACAGTTGACTGACTCTCCTTGGTGGATTCCCACCCCTCGTATTTCCGAAGACGACGAAGTACCTTTTCAAACGTGGCTTGACCGACATTCGTATCAAACGTGCCGCGATTCACCTTGCCCAGCCGAATCTCAATCTCGACATTCGGCTGGTCCTTGTACTCATCGATAGTACTCTCCCACGCGGTGAACAGAGTAGTCATGGTTTCCATTACAGTGTTTGTGATTGTATCGTTTAGACCTTCGGTCCACGAGGAAGATCCTAGACGTCGAAATCAGTTCCCACGCAATTTTCCTCAATCGTGTCGATACCGTGGATGAAACGTTGGTTTGCATACGCCTTGCCCCGGTATGTTGCTGATCCTTGCCGGACATCAATTTCTCGAGACGAAAACGGACCCGCGTAAATGTCTTCGTTGAACTTGCATCGTCCGAGCACATTCTCTTGGCAATGTTGGTTGAAAATCTGGACAAACAACTTCTGTGGGATACACTTGTCTGGTCCGTACAACACCTTGTCGCTCGCCAAAAAGTTTTGCAGTGGGTTGGTCACCGTCGCCACCTGTGCCTGCACAGACTTGAAGTACGGCGGCAAAACACCCCAAATGTCCTTCTTCGAATACTTGCCTGCGTAGTCGAGGTATGCTCGAATGCACTTGCACAGAATCGTCGGAATCTCCGCCTCGAGCTTCCCATCAAGCTGCGGGTCGGGCTCAGACACCTGGCGTGCAAAGTTCCACGTCACGAGACGACGAAGCACAGACCCCGAGTTGTCGCGGTAGTTTGGCACCTCGTTACCACCGAGGATACCAGGCACGTTCCACGTCATCGACAACGCCTTTTCATTCTTGCGTGCGATGGACACATCCTCACCTGAAACCAACGATTGAAACTCCGCCTGCTCGAGCGCCAAGTCACCCTTGACCTCTGGACTGATGAACATGAACCCGTCGTGAATAGACCAGAGACCAAACTTTTTCTCGATGTTGTTTGACAGCGTCCGAACATCCTCCGAGTCGTAGAATCGCTTACACACCTTGGTGATGATGGTTGACTTGCCAGACCCGGCGATACCCTTGAGAAAGGGAATCACTTGCCATGCATCCATGTCGTTTGTATCAAAACACAGACGACCGATGAACACGTACATCCACTCCATCACCTCCTTCGAGAAGCGTTGGTACTCCATGACGCGCTGAATCACAGGCGTGCTGATATCATGCCAGTTCTCAGTCGCCATGTTCTGCTCGGGAAACTCCTGGTCGAAAAACTTGCAGCTCACAACCGTCGGATCCAGGTGTGCAATGTCCTGTGAACCGTACGGGTAAAACTTGGACGTATATGCATCCTTACACCACTCCTTGCCAACGTAGATACCGTTCGTGAACGACCACACAGTCCTGTTCTTCTGAATCTCAGGAAACTGAATGTCACGACACATCGACAAGTGAGTCACCGTGTCCCGAACGATGCCACCCTTGCTCGTCAGGTTACGCCACATGTCATACTTGTCCTCCTTTTGTGTATAGAAATACACAAACTCCTTAATCTCCATGACTGGCTTCCATGCACGAGTCAGGTGACCGTTCGTCGTCTCAATTTGTTTACAACACTGCCCCTTGTACCTCTTCATTTTTTGGGTATACGTCTTGTTCAGGAGGTACAGAAGCAGCCTCTGGTACGGGCTGGCTTCATCCTCCTCGTCTGGGGAGTCCATTGTCTTGCAGCGGAAAAGCGAAGAATCCATATCACCAGCCATCGGGGCGACTGTCGGGCTGTTGATTCTTTCAAATGACCGGACGTACCGGAAAATGATTTCGTAGGCGTCGTCGGCTGTTTCGATGAGTCGCATCAGGCGGTGCGCGATGCGAAACTCATCACCATTGACATCCTCGGAAGATTTATCCTTGATTCCCAGTTCGCTCGAACGATGATACAGCTCGGAGAAGAGGTTCACCAGGCGACGCTTCTGTTCCTGAATCCGCTCCAGGTCTACATTCTGGGGCATACCATTCGGGTCCAGCTCGTCATCCCGGAAGAATTGTCTAAATCCATTGGTGAGCGGTGCAAACCGGTCACCTTTACAGGTGAGACCCATCTTTTCCTCGAGTTGACCGATAAAATGTTCAAGACGTTCTGGGACGAGACTTGACACCTCAGAACGCATGACTTCCATACGAATTTCGTGCGCATGTTCTGCTGGTTGGTCCCGGGCGAGTGTGTGAACATCAGCCGGGACCATCATAGTACAAGAGCGTTATATTTTTTTAAGAGACCAGACCCCGTCTCCACCGAATGTTCAGTACGTATTGTACTTTCTGTGACTTCTCAGATACGTCAGTTCATTGACCGGTCCAACCCGCCTGGGAAAAGCCATCTCGAACGCGGCACGACGGGTGTTCGGAACACCAGGACGGGCGCTCAGAGCCCACAGCGCCATCACCTTCCGTTTGCGCATGATCTTTGGAAGAGCCTCACGCCAACGCCTCTGAATAACCGTCGCCGCAACAGCCTTTTGTCTGATTGCAGCGAGCTCTTTCGCCATATTATTGAGTTTGTTGTAGGCGTTAGTAATGTTCTGGCGCTTATTCGGATTGAATTCAAAGTACACACGGACGCCGTGTACCCAAGAACCACCGCGAGTAAGGTTCTGGTTGTCGTTGCTGAACGCATTGTTAAAGTGTGTGTATACCTGCTGGTACGTGGGTGCATTGTGTTTCCTGACTTCGTTCGTACGTCTCATTTTACCTCTATTTGCACGCTGAAGACTGTTATGGACCGCACGCCATTTGGTCATTGTGTTCTCCAGCGAAGCCACCATGGTATTATATAGTCAGGAAATTATGCAGGCGCGGCAATGTACTGTGGGGCGACCGTCTTCATGTTGGACACGGCAGACAGCAGCTTCACCAGGATGAGGTTCTGCTTCTCCAGCTGCTTGACAATCGCCTCGGTCGCATCCTTCATGCCAGCCAGGGAGGTGGCGATAGTCTCGCCGTCGTCGGTCGCCAGGAAGCTGGCAAGAGCCTCCATGGGATCCATCATCTCGTCAAACTCATCCTCGCCCTCGGCGTCCAGGTCAATGTCTGGGTTCTCATCATGGTCAGCCATATGTACTATTACTGGGACAAAAATGTTTATGTCCTGAGGCGCGCGGTCTGGTCCGCCCCGCGTCCGAAATTATTTTCTTGGCTAATGTCAAAATGGCGGGTGGACTTATGCAGCTTGTTGCTTACGGCGCTCAGGACGTTTACCTCACCGGTAACCCCAAGGTGACTTTCTTCCAGGCGGTGTACAAGCGTCACACCAACTTTGCGATGGAGCTGATCCAGCAGACCACCAACGGTTCCCCCAGCAGCAGCGGTCGCGTGTCCGTGACCATTGCCCGCAACGGTGACCTGGTCGGCAACATGCACGTGTGCCTGACCCCCACGTCCAACATTCTGACCTCCAACAACAACGTGTTCGACACCAACTGGGTGGCTGAGCGCGCCATTGCCGCAGTTGAGCTGACCATCGGTGGCCAGCGCATCGACAAGCACTACCAGACCTGGTGGCGCCTGTACGCCGAGGTGTTCCTGAACGAGTCCGACAAGTACGCCTGGGGCAAGATGACCACTCAGTCCAACCCTCTGGCGACTGCCCCTCTGGCTCTGTCCATCTCCAAGGTGTACCTGCCTCTGCTGTTCTTCTTCAACCGCAACCCCGGTCTGTACCTGCCCCTGATTGCCCTGCAGTACCACGAGGTGCGCCTGGACTTCGACCTGACCTCCTACTACGCCAGCTACTTCGGCACGGGCAACGCCTTCGAGGTGTGGGCCAACTACGTGTACCTGGACACTGAGGAGCGTCGCCGCTTCGCCCAGAAGGGTCACGAGTACCTGATCGAGCAGGTGCAGCACACCGGCGGTGACCAGCTGCTTACAAGCAACTTCACTGAGGGCTCCGTGCAGCTGGTGCGTCTGTCTTTCAACCACCCCGTCAAGGAGCTGGTGTGGTGCTACACCAACCCTCTCGCCAGCGCGACGGCTCAGCTGAACTCCATGTGGAACTTCTGCACGTCCACTGGCAACGTGAACGTGACGTCCAACGTTCTGTCTCTGCAGGCGTCCAACAACTACGTCATGCCCAACGTGACCGGTGTGCCCCAGCTGGTGAGCACCGCCGGCTGCACGGCCGTCAACTTCGGTCTGGCCGGTATTTCAACTTTCCCGCCCTTCTCCGGAAACTGCTACTGGCTCGAGCAGGGCACCCAGCTCGTTAACCCCACCGCTACCACCGGCGGTACCGGTGTTGAGGTTGGTCCTCTGCACCTGTTCAAGGTGATCCTCAACGGTCAGGACCGCTTCAAGGAGCAGTTCGGCAACTACTTCAACCAGGTCCAGCCCTTCTACCACCACACCGGCACCCCCTACCCCGGTATCTACGTGTACTCCTTCGCTCTGCAGCCCGAGGAGCACCAGCCTACCGGCACTTGCAACTTCTCTCGCATTGACAACGCCCAGGTGTCCGTGCAGGTGAAGTCCGCCACCCAGGCAACCCTGCAGAAGCTGTTCGCAGTGAACTACAACATCCTGCGTATCCAGTCTGGCATGGGTGGATTGGCCTTCTCAAATTGATTCCACCCATACATATTCTTGTGTGGTAGGACTTCTAAAATATCAAAACTCCAAAAATACGGGCTTCGGCCCCAAGAACGTTCCAGGTTCTTGGGACCTACTCCTGATCTTCCTCAGCCTCTGCCTCTGCCTCAGCCTTCTCCTCAACCAACTCCAGTGAAATAACTGGAAACTCATACCACTGAATATCCGAGTCGAGATCAGCCATATCACATGGAAACGAACGTAGAACCTGAAGATCGATGAACGGCTTCATATCATCGTCCGAACCGAAAAACAGGTGATCCGCGCGGATCCGTTCGGCACGTATATCAGACAACATGATGATGCTGGTCACCTTGTTGAATGCGATGCGAAACATCATATCATCGCAGTCCTCGTCTTCGCAGTGGTCATCCAGAAACGTATACGGGCGAAGATATGTCATGTTGTACAATTTTTTGGCTGTCAAAGCCTCCTTTTTCTTAAACACACTCTGACAAATCTCCATACCCTCCTTGTACTGGGCATCTGTCAAGTGTTCTTTGATCGAGTCGATGAAATCTGAAATATCATGCGCTGTCATTTACAAGCAAGCACAAAACCTCTCTATCTTCCTCACAATTGACCTAAAAAAAGATGTCATGTCCACGAGTGGGATTACTTTTCGGCAAAAAAATAAACACAAAATGGAGGCACGTATCACCGTACTCATGGCTGAGCTTTCGGCGCTCACGGGGCACATTCCGCGCTATATGATGCGGGACTTGAAGCGTCTCGGTGTGACTATGCGCGCACGTATGTACGAGCCAGCCGTGCGCGTACGAACAGTGACGACCCATACCATGTGTACGGGCAAGACGGCAAAGGGCGCGGCATGCAAAAACAAGGCGTGCACGGGCTTTGAGATGTGCCGGATCCACTACAAGCAGAGTCAGCGTATGACGTCAGAAGTTGAGGCGGTCATTCCGTGTACGGGCACGACGGCAAAGGGTGCGCCGTGCAAGTGCCCGCGGTTCCGCGGTTTTGAAGTGTGCTGGCGCCACGCCAAGAAGGAGGGTCTTCTTCCTGACGTGCCGACAGATTGTGCTATATGTATGAACGATATGGTTCCATCCGAGCGAACAAAGACCAAGTGTGGTCACTATTTCCACACGGCGTGTTTGACGCAGTGGGCGACCCGGCGTGGTACGACAAGCACATCGAGCCGCCGACGTACGATTGGCGCACCGTGTCCCATGTGCCGCGCACCCTTTACATTGCCCGCGCCGCCGCCTCCACCGATCGAGGGTCCTGCCTGGTACGTCATGGGGAACGCGCCGCCTACCATGACGACATCCGGTGCAGAGTGGGTGGAGCGTCTGAATGCAATCTCTACAAACCCGACGTTTTCACTCCAGACGCTTCGGTATAACGCCGAGTATGTCGGTCGCGAACTTCTCAGACTTTACACGGACACGGGCAGATTCCCGCACGCCACATTGGTTTTGACAGTGATGCAGATCTACGGCATCACTCGGGGGTAGAAGCAGGTATCAACGGCGCCCATCATACTCACGGTCCCGGATGGCGCGGTGTTCCGGCCACCATCCGGGACGAGGACGCCACGGGTAATCTGGACGCGGACGACGCTCTGAACGCCTGAAGACCAAGAAGAACACGAGGATGATGAGAACAATCAGGAGTGCCTGAGTACCGGTAAGACCTGCCATTTAAGAAGTGTAAACAAATTAATTCTATGGATGATAGGTTATTCGAAGAGCTCATATTCCAATTGAACAATCATACCAACATGGCACATTGGGAAGCGACGGACCGACTCGGCGCTGACGACTTGGAAAACATCAACGCAACTATCCGTCATGTTTTTGCACCCTATATTCGACAGTACGCATACACGGCAGTCATGACCACGTTACAAACGTGTCGAAACACGCTGTGTCACGTCGTCTGGGCGTCGATGAATGTACCGTTTCCACGTGATCCGTTCGAACACATTGACCGTGTCGTCGAAAACGCAGTGAATGTACTGCGACAAATGACGAGTCCGCGCGAGATGATCATGGCGAATCACTGTGCCCACCTGATTCAGAGAAACTGGCGGAGAGCCATTGCAGATCCGTCGTACCTCGTGTGTCGAAACAGGCTGATGTTTGAGTTTAAACAAATGTCTCGTCAATAAATAAGATGCAAATCTTCGTGAAGACCCTGACAGGCAAGACTATCACACTCGAGGTTGAGAGCTCAGACACGATCGCCAGTGTCAAGTCCAAGATTCAGGACAAGGAAGGCATCCCTCCGGATCAGCAGCGACTCATCTTTGCAGGCAAGCAGCTCGAGGATGACCGCACGATGGCTGATTACAATGTGCAGAAAGAGTCGACGCTCCACCTCGTCCTCCGCCTCCGTGGAGGTGCGTAAAAAATGTTGGTGCATAGTAATGCACGCAAACTCGAACGCAAACGCATTGTCCAAGGCGATGAATACACGGGAGACTCGAAGCCTCTTGAGCAGAATGAACGCAATCAAGGCTCAGATGATTCGTATATCGAACACTGACCCCAAACTCATGATGAAGATGAACAAAGCTGGTCTTCTTCTCGAGAATATGAGAATGAAGTTGCGTCGTGCGCAGAATAAGGCGTACAGTAATTATATGGCTAAGAAACGCTAGGTCGCTCAAACAGCGTGTAAATTTTCTAATCATCACAGTAATGTGGATGTACGTCTATGACAACAGTGTGATTGTCGACACAGATGCATACACAAAGTCTCAGCCCGTTAATTTTGAACAAGTCAGAGATGTCATTGAAAGCATCGCTCAGCCCGTGAACGCCTACATTGACGTGTCACGAGTTGACCTCACACAAATCGATATCATCGGTGTCGTGAAGATTATATGGGCACTCCACCAACACACTCGGAACCAGAACCTGCTGAACAAATTGTACTTTATCGGCGCTGGTCCATTCGTACGGTCGGCATGGTATGCTACTCAGTGCGTACTGCCTACGTTTGTCAGAAGGTGTGTGATTTTTAAATC